ATTTCGCAAGAACATGAAGAAAATATATGTGGATCGTGACCGCAATGAAGAATCAACTCTAATTGCTGTGTTCAATGGTCCAGATGTCTACGAAGATGTTCTTATCTGTGATGTGTATTTGGCAGTTGATGCCAAGAACCCACCTAGTCAATTAGACTCCGTTATAACAAAAATATTAGGTTGTAAACTCACCACGAATGTAATTAACTTCGGCAGCGAGGCTGATTACACTCTAGATAAAGACGAAGATGTATTAATCTACAACTTTGAATTTAGAATGAACACAATAACATAAAGGAAAAAGCAATGTCTTACATTTCAGTAAATGCTCCTAACAGTCAGCCTGCTATCCAGATCTCAACCGCAACTATTGCGTCTACGACCACTGGTTATAGCATCCCTGCCTTACAGGATATCACAATTAATAATGCCGCAGGAGTCTTCAACTGGCAGCAATTGGATCAGTTTAGTCAACTAAGCGTTCCAACTCCAGCAACCAACAGCATTACAGCCAACATGGTCATCGATCCAACAACTTTCTTCTCAGGAAGCAATGGTGTCAGTGGCTTGTTTGATCTACAAAACGATGCCACTAAGGTATACTTCCGTGTATACATGAATGGCAAATTACCCACTGCCAAGTTTATCAGCGGTGAGGGCTATATTACCAATTTGGCTCCTACCACTAATCCTGGTGCGCCAATTTTTGTCTCCCCGATTACCATCTCTGTGGATGGTGACTTGACAGCAGGCACAGTAAGTTAATTTTAAATTAACATGATTAAGGGACTTTAAGTAGTCCCTTTTTCATCTATCGTTAAATACACAGTTAGGAGATTAACATGGATCTAAGAGATTACTCTGATGAAGATCTGATTAAGAGTTTGGAAGCAGAAGTTGCCAAGTCGCTGAATGAAATCAAAACAGCACAGGGTGACTTGGACAAGATCAAAGGCCGCATGAGATTCGCTCTTGCTGTCATACACATATTAAAAGAATCAAAGGATTAAAAGATGAAATTAAACACACTAGTCGCTAAACCACAGTTAGTAAAATGCGAACTCAATGATGAGGAAACCATTGCTGAGTTCGGAGAGAGCATTGAATGGTGGATCTGGGATCGTCAACCCTTGTCAACATTCATGCGTTTTGCTGGCACTGAGATCAGCAGTGGCGAACAAATTATGAGCATCATGAAGGACATGATCCTTGATGAAACAGGCCAGCCCTTACTACAAGGCGATGCCACACTACCCACAGCAGTGTTAATGAAGGTCATGAACAAGATGACCGAAGTGCTGGGAAAGTAAGTTCTGCTGAGACTAACTGGGATGGAAACAGAATGAGCGCACTACTAAGCATAGACACAATGAGTCAACGCTATGGTGTGCTTCCCAGTGAATTGTTGGAGCGTGGCACGACATTTGACCTTCATGTCTGTAATTCCGCAATAAAATATCAGCAGGTAAAACAGAATGAAGCAGAAGGCAAGTTTGATCACTATTCAGAAGAACAACTTCTTGAGATTGCGGGGCGGGCATGATTAATTTAAAAGTTAAAATAGACACGTCAGCACTCAACGCCAAGTTGACGAGACAACAGCGTGAATTAAAATTATTGCCTGAACAAGGTCTAGCAGAGTTTAAACGACTCACACCCAAACGCACTGGCAATGCTAGAACTCGCACAGACCTCACTAACAACAATAAAATTGTTGGTGACTATGACTACGCACAGAAACTGGATCGTGGCACTAGTCGTCAAGCACCAAAGGGCATGGTTGAACCCTTTACACTATGGTGGAACAAACAACTACGCAGAATTTTTAGGAAATAATCATGGCCGGAGCAGACACAAAACTAACCGTTGAAGCAGACACCAGTGGTGCCATACGAAGTGTTAAGTCACTGGAAACAGCATTTGCCAGTTTAAAAACACAACTACTGGGCTTGGGTATTGGTGCCGCAGTATTACAGGCAAATCAATTTGCCCTGGCATTAGATCAAGCAAGCCGTGCGAGTGGCGTGGCTCTGGGCACAGTCACTAGTTTTGCTCGTGCTGTCAGCAGTCTAGGCGGAGACGCTAATCGTGCCGCAGGTGATGTCCTTGACTTTGTCATTGGCTTAGATGCCGCCAAGAAAGGTTCAGCATCAGCACAAATTGATCTACAAAGATTAGGAATCAGTCTCAGTGATCTAGGATCAAAAAGCAACCAAGCAATATTTGAACAGACTGTTAAAAGCATTGCTGCCATTGGCGATGCCAGTGAACGCAACAGACTAGCAGTTCAAATGCTGGGTCGCAGTTTCAAGGATATTGATGTTCGTGATGTTGCTAAAGCAATGGGCACTGGCGGAGGTATGAACACTGGCGATATTAGAGCAGCCGCTGAAGCACAGAAATCACTGGCAATTAATCTAGGAAGTTTACAAGCCGCCCTATTAGAAGTTGCTAGACCATTAAATGAAATTGTTGCTAAAACCAGAGTCACTAAAGATGAATTTGTGGGTCTTATGAAAATTGTGGGAATGTTGGCGGTGTCATTGCTGGCATTTGGTAAAGTTAATACCTTATTAAGTTCAGCAATCGTTGGGTTGGCTTATGCTCCTAGTAAATTAGGTAAAGCATTTAGCGGTATGTCAGCGGCATTAACGGTGGCTGGACAAGGTATTGGAAATACCTTAATGGTATTCCGCAATTTCCTAATGAATGGGACAGTTAGCGCCACTGCCATGGGCATTGCTTGGGCAGGGTTAGCAGGTAGTATTGGTCTAGTATTAAAAGTATTGTTAAGATTTGCTGGCATTGCTGGTCTAGTTTATACAGCCATTGAAGCACTGAGTTTTATAGAAAAGTTTTTTCTTAAAACAGATTACATAGATAGTTTCTTTGAATCCATTGCCAAAGGCATTGAGTGGGTTGCTAGAGCAATAGGTGTAGTGATTCCAGGATTCACAGCACTGGCTAATAATGCTGAAGCAAGTAGAAAAGGATTAACTTCAACTGCGGGCGCAGGTCGTGGCGGCAATGCTCAAACACTGGCAGATCAACAAGCCCGCGGTGAGGAAATGCGTAAGTTAGCGGAAGAAGAAGCAGCCGCAAAACGAAAAGTTGTTGACGCTTTCCGTGCTCAACGATTAGAACAAGAAAAAATTATTGCTGGTTATAAACTAGAAATCAACAGTGGTCTAAGACAACTAGACTTTCAAAATACTTTAATTGGTAAAACACAGGAAGAACAAGATAAGAAAAGTAAACTGTTTGAATTAGAAACAACTTACATTGGCAAGATCAATGAAATACTGGCCAAGCAGGCAGAACTTAAAGCCGCAGCCGCAGTGGGCACCAAAGAAGAAGGTGCTGCCTATGCTGCCTATAGTGCCACTGTTCAATCAACTATTTCAAAGTTGGCAGAACAATATGGCATCCAAGTCAGTGCGGCAACCAAGTTAATTGATCGTGGTCAAGGCCTGGCCTTACTGGAAAAAGATAGACAGAATACTCTGGAACGCATCACAGCACAGATGGAAGCACAGAATAGAATCAGTGAAGCGATGACCAGTGCTAGATTAAAAATGGGCAGTGAGCGACAAGACCTGTCATTCCAGCGTGGGCTAATAGGTTTCGGCAATTTAACTAAACAACGACTGACCATTGTAGAAGAATCTAGAAAGGCGGGCAATGAAGCCGCCCGTGCCTATGCCAGTGCCTTTGAAGGTGATGACCTAACAGCAGAACAATCAAGACAATTTGCTGATGGATTAAAAGCCATTGAAGAAGGCTATGCTGAGATTCGTGACCTACAACTCAGCAATCTAGCAGCCAGTCAAGAATTCAGTGCGGGTTGGAGAGAAGCATTTCAAAACTACGCAGACGAAGCAGAGAATTCTGCTCGCCAAGCCAGTGACTACTTCTCAACATTTACCAAAGGCTGGGAAGATGCCATTGTTAATTTCGTTCGCACTGGTAAACTAAGTTTCAAAGACCTTGCCAATTCTATGATTGCTGAGTTTGCTAAAATACAAGCACAGAAGATGTTTGTTCAATTATTTGGTGGAGCAGGCAACGCAGGTGGTGGTTTATTAGGTAGTTTATTTGGCGGCTTGTTTGGCAAGGCAGGCGGTGGTGCTGTCAACGCTGGTCAACCCTACATGGTGGGAGAATCCGGCAGAGAATTATTTGTTCCCAACTCAGCAGGTAAAATTATCCCAAGTGGAATGGGTGGCGGATCAACCAACGTCACATACAACATCAATGCCACGGACGCACAGAGTTTTAGAACAATGATCGCCCGTGATCCACAGTTCATCTATAACATAACAGAGGCTGGACGCAGAAGTCAGCCATCAAGGAGGCTAGCATAACATGGCAATTTTTATTCCACCATCAATTACACCAGGCACAACCACAGCCACCCAGGCTGTTATGAATATTGGTCTACAAAAAATAGTTGACACATCTACTAGGATAAACTTCGATAGACGTCGTGTTGTTGGTCAGTCAATCAGCCGCAGTCAACGAATTAAAACAGCAGAGCGAGCATCAGCACAGCCCTGGAAACTCACAATCAGCCCTGCTCCTATATTTGATTACACCAGTGCTAGACCCTACATTGAAGCCATCATGCTGGCAGATAGAAACACAGAAGTCAAGGTAAATCTTGGTAAAAACACCAGGATGAATTACCTCACAGCCTATCAGGGTGCTATGACTTCAGCACAGTTGAGTGCCCTGACTGTGACAAATTTTACCAACACTAGTATGACAATTGGTGGTCTTCCTTCAGTTGCCGCCACTAGAGTAATGTTCCAAGCAGGCGATTTTATACAGCCATTCTGGAGTCGTTATCCCTATGTGGTCACAGAGCAAGTTCTGCGTGGCACAGGCACTAATATTGTGGTTAACACTAATAGACCAAGAATTACCAGTGAAGCAACCACAGTGA